AATCTACAAAATCCGACCCATCTAAAGAACTAAAAGCATTAAACGCAAAAGTTAACGCAAGTTTATCTATAAATAATGAATTGGTTAAGCAGAATGAAAAAATAAACGCTAAAGTCGATAAGATGAATACTAAAACAGTTACAACTGCTAATGGTACGATCATGTACGACTTTACTAGTCAATCAAGTATAAGAAACATCAAATCAATTGGAACGATTGGCGACTCTGTAGCTAGAGGGTCGCACGCAAAAACTAATTTCACAGAAATGTTAGGCAAGAAATTGAAAGCTAAAACGACTAATCTTGCAAGAGGTGGCGCAACAATGGCAACAGTTCCAATAGGTAAAGAAGCGGTAGAAAACAGCATTTATAGACAAGCAGAGCAAATAAGAGGAGACCTAATCATATTACAAGGCACTGATGATGACTGGTTACACGGTTATTGGGCAGGCGTACCGATAGGCACTGATAAAACGGATACAAAAACGTTTTACGGTGCCTTTTGTTCTGCAATTGAAGTTATTAGAAAGAATAATCCAGATTCAAAAATACTAGTGATGACAGCTACAAGACAATGCCCTATGAGTGGTACAACAATACGCCGTAAAGACACGGACAAAAACAAACTAGGGTTAACACTTGAGGACTATGTAAACGCTCAAATATTAGCTTGTAGTGAGTTAGATGTACCAGTGTTTGACGCATATCACACAGATTACTTTAAGCCATACAATCCAGCTTTTAGGAAAGCGAGCATGGAGGACGGCTTACACCCTAACGAAAAAGGTCACGAGGTTATTATGTACGAGTTAATCAAGGATTATTACAGTTTTTACGACTAAAGGAGGCAACCAATGGCTTACGGATTAATTACAAGTTTACATTCAATGACAGGTCGGAAAATAGTTGCTCAACATGAGTATAACTATCGCTTGTTAGATGAAGGTATGAGCAAACTTGAGAAAATGTTTATATACCATCAAAAAGAAGAAATATACGCACACTCAGCGAAACAAATTAAATACTTGAATGACAGTGTTGAAGATTATTTAACGTATTTAAATGGCCGTTTTAGCAATATGATTCTAGGCCATAACGGCGACGGTATCAATGAAGTAAAAGACGCGCGTATTGATAATACAGGTTATGGTCATAAGACATTGCAAGATCGTTTGTATCATGATTATTCAACACTAGATGCTTTCACTAAAAAGGTTGAGAAAGCTGTAGATGAACACTATAAAGAATATCAAGCGACAGAATACCGATTTGAACCAAAAGAGCAAGAACCGGAATTCATCACAGATTTATCGCCATATACAAATGCAGTAATGCAATCATTTTGGGTAGACCCTAGAACAAAAATTATTTATATGACACAAGCGCGTCCAGGCAATCATTACATGTTATCTAGATTGAAGCCTAACGGACAATTTATTGATAGATTGCTTGTTAAAAATGGCGGTCACGGTACACACAATGCGTATAGATACATTGATGGAGAATTATGGATTTATTCAGCTGTATTGGACAGTAACAAAAACAACAAGTTTGTACGTTTCCAATATAGAACTGGAGAAATAACTTATGGTAATGAAATGCAAGATGTCATGCCGAATATATTTAACGACAGATATACGTCAGCGATTTATAATCCGGTAGAAAATTTAATGATTTTTAGACGTGAATATAAACCCACTGAAAGACAACTTAAGAATTCGTTGAACTTTGTTGAGGTTAGAAGTGCTGACGATATTGATAAAGGTATAGACAAAGTATTGTATCAAATGGATATACCTATGGAATACACTTCAGATACACAACCTATGCAAGGTATCACTTATGATGCAGGTATCTTATATTGGTACACTGGTGATTCAAAACCAGCGAACCCTAACTACTTACAAAGCTTCGATATCAAAACAAAAGAGTTATTATTTAAACGACGTATCGATATAGGCGGTGTGAATAACAACTTTAAAGGAGATTTCCAAGAGGCTGAGGGTCTAGATATGTATTACGATCTAGAAACAGGACGTAAAGCGCTTTTAATAGGGGTAACTATTGGACCTGGTAACAACAGACATCACTCAATTTATTCTATCGGTCAAAGAGGTGTAAACCAATCCTTAAAAAACATCGCACCTCAAGTATCAATGACTGATTCAGGCGGACGTGTTAAACCGTTACCAATACAGAACCCAGCATATCTAAGTGATATTACGGAAGTTGGTTATTACTATATCTATACGCAAGACACACAAAATGCGTTAGATTTCCCGTTACCGAAAGCGTTTAGAGATGCAGGTTGGTTCTTTGATGTACTGCCTGGACACTATAATGGTGCTCTAAGACAAGTACTTACCAGAAACAGCACAGGTAGAAATATGCTTAAATTCGAACGTGTCATTGACATTTTCAATAAGAAAAACAACGGAGCTTGGAATTTCTGTCCGCAAAACGCCGGTTATTGGGAACATATCCCTAAGAGTATTACAAAATTATCAGATTTAAAAATCGTTGGTTTAGATTTCTATATCACTACTGAAGAATCAAAACGATTTACTGATTTTCCTAAAGACTTTAAAGGTATTGCAGGTTGGATATTAGAAGTAAAATCGAATACACCAGGTAACACAACACAAGTATTAAGACGTAATAACTTCCCGTCTGCACATCAATTTTTAGTTAGAAACTTTGGTACTGGTGGCGTTGGTAAATGGAGTTTATTCGAAGGAAAGGTGGTTGAATAATGGTAGTAGATAATTTTTCGAAAGATGATAACTTAATCGAGTTACAAACAACATCACAATATAATCCGGTTATTGACACAAACATCAGTTTCTATGAATCAGATAGAGGAACTGGTGTTTTAAATTTTGCAGTAACTAAGAATAATAAGCCGTTATCAATCAGCAAACATAATGCGATGACTAGTATTGTGCTTAAGACGGATAACTTCGACGATGAACACGGCGCTTATATTAGTGATGAACTTACAATTGTTGATGCAATTAATGGACGAATGCAATACGTTATCCCAAACGAGTTCTTAAAATACACTGGACGCGTACATGCACAAGCTTATTTTACTCAAAACGGTAGCAATAACGTAATTGTAGAGCGTCAATTTAGCTTCAATATCGAGAATGATTTAATTAGTAATTTTAACGGTAAAACAAAGCTAGTTTATATCAAGTCAATTCAGGACTTAACAGAAAGTGTTAAAGAAGAAGTTGAGGACTTAAAGAAAAGTTTAAGTGATACAAAATCGTTGGTTACTGAAATTGATAGTCGTATTAATCAAGGTATTCAAAGATTAGAAATCAAACAAAATGAAGCGGTACAGATGATTACAACAACACAAGACAAAGCCGTTCAATATATAAATAGCGAGTTCCAGAAAATTGTTGATAAAGAGCAAGCGATTTTTGAACGTGTTAACGAAGTTGAACAACAAATCAATGGCGCTGACCTTGTTAAAGGTAATTCAACAACAAATTGGCAAAAGTCTAAACTTACTGATGATTACGGTAAAGCAATTGAATCGTATGAGCAGTCCATAGATAGCGTTTTAAGCGCAGTTAACACATCTAGGATTATTCATATCACTAGCGCGACAGATGCGCCCTCATTTAAAGATATAGGTACTGTCGATACACCTAAAGAAGATGGCGTTGACGATGGTTCAGATATTCCGGTAGCTCCTAACACTTTAGGAAAATCAGGCGTGTTAGTTGTCTATGTTGTTGATGATAGTACGGCACGTGCAACATGGTATCCAGATGATTCAAACGACGAATATACAAAATATAAAATTAGTGGCACATGGTACCCGTTTTATAAAAAGAATGACGGTGACTTAACTAAGCAATTTGTTGAAGAAACGTCTAACAACGCTTTAAATCAAGCTAAGCAGTATGTAGATGATAAATTCGGAACAACGAGCTGGCAACAACATAAGATGACAGAGGCGAATGGTCAATCAATTCAAGTTAACTTAAATAATGCGCAAGGCGATTTGGGATATTTAACTGCTGGTAATTACTATGCAACAAGAGTGCCGGATTTACCAGGTAGCGTTGAAAGTTATGAGGGTTATTTATCGGTATTCGTTAAAGATGATACAAACAAGCTATTTAACTTCACGCCTTATAACTCTAAAAAGATTTACACACGATCAATCACAAACGGAAGACTTGAGCAACAGTGGACAGTTCCTAATGAACATAAGTCAACGGTATTGTTCGACGGTGGAGCAAATGGTGTAGGTACATCAATCAATCTAACCGAACCGTACACAAACTATTCTATTTTGTTGGTAAGTGGAACTTATCCAGGTGGCGTTATTGAGGGATTCGGACTAACCGCATTACCTAACGCGATTCAATTGAGTAAAGCCAATGTAGTTGACTCAGACGGCAACGGTGGCGGTATTTATGAGTGTTTACTATCCAAAACAAGTAGCACTACTTTAAGAATAGATAACGATGTGTACTTTGATTTAGGTAAAACATCAGGTTCTGGAGCGAATGCCAACAAAGTTACTATAACTAAAATTATGGGGTGGAAATAATGAAAATCACAGTAAATGATAAAAATGAAGTTATCGGATACGTTAATACTGGCGGTTTACGCAATAGTTTAGATGTAGATGATAACAATGTGCCTATTAAATTTAAAGAAGAGTTTGAACCTAGAAAGTTTGTTTTCACTAACGGCGAAATTAAATATAACAGCAATTTTGAAAAAGAAGACGTACCGAATGCATCAAGCCAACAAAGTGAATCAGATTTGAGTGATGAAGAACTTCGCGGAATGGTTGCAAGTATGCAAATGCAGGTGACGCAAGTAAACATTTTGGCGATGGAATTAAAGCAACAAAACGCTATGTTAACACAACAGTTGACTGAACTAAAAGCTGGTAAAACAAATACAGAGGGGGACGTTTAAATGGAGAAAATTAAGATGATTTATCCAACTTTCAAGGACATTAAAACTTTTTATGTGTGGGGTTGTTATAAAAATGACCAAATTAAGTGGTACGTAGACATGGGTGTAATCGACAAAGAAGAATATGCATTGATCACTGGAGAAAAATATCCAGAAACAAAAGATGAAAAGTCACAGGTGTAATGCTTGTGGCTTTTTAATTTAACGCAAAGTAGGTGGCGTAATGTTTGGCTTTACCAAACGACACGAACAAGATTGGCGTTTAACGCGATTAGAAGAAAATGATAAGACTATGTTTGAAAAATTCGACAGAATAGAAGACAGTCTGAGAACGCAAGAAAAAATTTATGACAAGTTAGATAGAAATTTCGAAGAATTAAGGCGCGATAAGATTGAAGATGAAAAAAATAAAAAGAAAAATGCTAAAAACATCAGAGATATCAAGATGTGGATTCTCGGTTTGATAGGGACTATCTTTAGTACGATTGTCATAGCTATACTAAGAACTATTTTTGGTATTTAAAGGAGGTGATTACCATGCTTAAAGGGATTTTAGGATATAGCTTCTGGGCGTGCTTCTGGTTTGGTAAATGTAAATAACAGTTAAGAGTCAGTGCTTCGGCACTGGCTTTTTATTTTGATTGAAATGAGGTGCATACATGGGATTACCTAACCCAAAGACTAGAAAGCCTACAGCTAGTGAAGTGGTGGAGTGGGCAAAGTCGAATATTGGTAAGAGGATTAATATAGATAATTATCGAGGCAGTCAATGTTGGGATACACCTAACTTTATTTTTAAAAGATATTGGGGTTTTGTAACATGGGGCAATGCTAAGGATATGGCTAATTATAGATATCCTAAGGGATTCCGTTTCTATCGCTATTCATCTGGATTTGTACCGGAACCTGGAGACATTGCAGTTTGGCACCCTGGCAACGGAATAGGTTCGGACGGACACACCGCAATAGTAGTAGGACCATCTAATAAAAGTTATTTTTATAGCGTTGACCAAAACTGGGTTAATTCTAATAGTTGGACAGGTTCTCCGGGAAGTTTAGTAAGACACCCTTATGTAAGTGTTACAGGCTTTGTCAGACCTCCATACTCAAAAGATACTAGCAAACCTAGTAGTACTGATACAAGTTCAGCATCAAAAGCCAATGACTCAACAATTACTGGCGAAGCGAAGAAACCGCAATTTAAAGAAGTTAAAACAGTTAAATACACTGCTTATAGTAATGTTTTAGATAAAGAAGAGCACTTCATTGATCATATAGTTGTAATGGGTGATGAACGCTCAGATATTCAAGGATTATATATAAAAGAATCAATGCATATGCGTTCTGTAGACGAACTGTATACGCAAAGAAATAAGTTTATAAGCGATTATGAAATACCGCATTTATATGTCGATAGAGAGGCTACATGGCTTGCTAGACCAACCAATTTTGATGACCCGCGTCACCCTAATTGGTTAGTTATTGAAGTATGTGGTGGTCAAACAGATAGTAAGCGTCAATTCTTAATGAACCAAATACAAGCTTTAATACGGGGTGTATGGTTGTTGTCAGGAACAGATAAAGAATTATCTGAAACGACGTTAAAGGTAGACCCTAATATTTGGCGTAGTATGAAAGATTTAATTAATTACGACTTGATTAAGCAAGGTATACCGGATAACGCAAAGTATGAGCAAGTCAAAAAGAAAATGCTTGAAATGTACATTAAACGAGATATATTGACGCGAGAAAATATTAAAGAAGTAACGACAAAAACAACAATAAGAATTAGTGATAAAACATCAGTTGACAGTGCGTCCACACGAGGCCCTACTCCATCAGACGAAAAACCAAGCATCGTTACTGAAACAAGTCCATTCACATTCCAGCAAGCACTGGATAGACAAATGTCTAGGGGTAACCCGAAAAAATCTCATACATGGGGCTGGGCTAATGCAACACGAGCACAAACGAGCTCGGCAATGAATGTTAAGCGAATATGGGAAAGTAACACGCAATGCTACCAAATGCTTAATTTAGGAAAGTATCAAGGCGTTTCAGTTAGTGCGCTTAATAAGATACTCAAAAGGAAAGGAACGCTAGACGGACAAGGCAAAGCATTTGCAGAAGCCTGTAAGAAAAACAACATTAACGAAATCTATTTGATCGCGCACGCTTTCTTAGAAAGTGGATACGGAACAAGTAACTTCGCTAGTGGTAGATACGGTGCATATAATTACTTCGGTATTGGTGCATTCGACAACGACCCTGATTATGCAATGAAATTTGCTAAGAATAAAGGTTGGACAACTCCAGCAAAAGCAATCATGGGCGGTGCTAGCTTCGTAAGAAAGGATTACATCAACAAAGGGCAGAATACACTGTACAGAATCAGATGGAATCCTAAGAATCCAGCTACCCACCAATACGCTACTGCTATAGAGTGGTGCCAACATCAAGCAAGTACAATCGCTAAGTTATATAAACAAATCGGCTTAAAAGGTATCTACTTCACAAGGGATAAATATAAATAAAGAGGTGTATAAATGTACAAAATAAAAGATGTTGAAACGAGAATAAAAAATGATGGTGTTGACTTAGGTGACGTTGGCTGTCGATTTTACACTGAAGATGAAAATACAGCATCTATAAGAATAGGTATCAATGACAAACAAGGTCGTATCGATCTAAAAGCACATGGCTTAACACCTAGATTACATTTGTTTATGGAAGATGGCTCTATATTCAAAAATGAGCCCCTGATTATCGACGATGTTGTAAAAGGGTTCCTTACCTACAAGATACCTAAAAAGGTTATCAAACACGCTGGTTATGTACGTTGTAAGCTGTTTTTAGAGAAAGAAGAAGAAAAAATACATGTTGCGAACTTTTCTTTCAATATCGTTGATAGTGGTATTGAATCTGCTGTAGCAAAAGAAATCGATGTTAAATTGGTAGATAATGCTATTACGAGAATTTTAAAAGATAACGCGACAGATTTATTGAGCAAAGACTTTAAAGAGAAAATAGATAAAGATGTCATTTCTTACATCGAAAAGAATGAAAGTAGATTTAAAGGTGCGAAAGGTGATAAAGGCGAACCGGGACAACCTGGTGCAAAAGGTGAAGCAGGTAAAAAAGGAGAACAAGGCGCACCCGGTAAAAACGGTACTGTAGTATCAATCAATCCTGACACTAAAATGTGGCAAATTGATGGTAAAGATACAGATATCAAAGCAGAACCTGAGTTATTGGACAAAATCAATATCGCAAATGTTGAAGGGTTAGAAGATAAATTGCAAGAAGTTAAAAAAATCAAAGATACAACTCTCAACGACTCTAAAACGTATACGGATTCAAAAATTGCTGAACTAGTTGATAGCGCGCCTGAATCTATGAATACATTAAGAGAATTAGCAGAAGCAATACAAAACAACTCTATTTCAGAAAGTGTATTGCAACAGATTGGCTCAAAAGTTAGTACAGAAGATTTTGAGGAATTCAAACAAACACTAAATGATTTATATGCTCCAAAAAATCATAATCATGATGAGCGGTATGTTTTGTCATCTCAAGCTTTTACTAAACAACAAGCGGATAATTTATATCAACTAAAAAGCGCATCTCAACCGACGGTTAAAATTTGGACAGGAACAGAAAATGAATATAACTATATATATCAAAAAGACCCTAATACACTTTACTTAATTAAGGGGTGATTTTTATGGAAGGTAATTTTAAAAATGTAAAGAAGTTTATTTACGAAGGCGAAGAATATACAAAAGTATATGCTGGAAATATCCAAGTATGGAAAAAGCCTTCATCTTTTGTAATAAAACCCTTACCTAAAAATAAATATCCGGATAGCATAGAAGATTCAACAGCAAAATGGACAATAAATGGAGTTGAACCTAATAAAAGTTATCAGGTGACAATAGAAAATGTACGTAGCGGTATAATGAGGATTTCGCAAACTAATTTAGGGTCAAGTGAATTAGGAATATCAGGAGTCAATAGCGGAGTTGCAAGTAAAAATATCAACTTTAGTAATCCTTCAGGGACGTTGTATGTCACTATAAGTGATGTTTATTCAGGATCTCCGACATTGACCATTGAATAATTTTAAACGACTAATTTTTTAGTCGTTTTTTATTTTGGATAAAAGGAGCAAACAAATGGATATCGGTACAATCGTAAGAACAATTTTATTAATAGTCGCATGGATCAATCAGTTTTTAGCAATCAAACATATTTCTCCAATCCCAGTTGACGAAGTGTTTATAAGCACAGTCGTTACTGGGATTGTTTCAATTTGGACGTGGTGGAAGAATAACAACTTTACTCACGCATCTAAGAAAGGGCAACAAAAAATTTATGAAGTAAAAGCTGGCATTCAGTCAACTGGTGGTGCACCTAAAGTGAACGGAGATGATAACAATGCCGTCGGTTAGAACATACAGTCAAGCTATTAGCTACCTTAAAAGCCTAGAGGGTAAGGCGTGGAATCCAGACAATGCATTTGGATGTCAATGCTTCGATACTGCCAACCAATATTGGCTTTACTTATTTAATCATAGGTTGAAAGGTGTGGGCGCTGCGGACATTCCTACATGGAATGATTTCACTAACGAAGCAACCGTTTACGAAAATACTGTGTCGTTTCAAGCATTGCCGGGCGACGTCGTTATTTTTAACCGTAATTATGGCGGTGGTTATGGTCATGTAGGTATTGTAATAAGCGCTACGTTAGATTCTATAACTATTTTAGAGCAGAACTGGCTAGGCGGTGCTTACTGGAGCCCACCAGAAGTTACTACAAGACGCACACACGGCTATGATTTTCCTATGTGGTTCATTCGTCCATTCTATGCAAAAGAAACGACTGCTAATAAGCTAAGAAGCGCAGTAACACCAGTTAAACAAGATAAGTTATCAAAAGGCAAAAAAATCATGCTTGTAGCTGGTCATGGTATTGGCGCATACTCTAACGACCCAGGTGCCGTTGCGAATGGAGAAAACGAAAGAGATTTTAACCGTAAAAATATTATCCCTAGAGTGAAAAAGTATCTTGAGTCAGTAGGTAACACAGTATTGTTATACGGTGGCAACTCGATGAATCAAGATTTATATCAAGATACATTGTACGGTCAACGTGTTGGAAACTATAAAGATTATGGCATGTACTGGATTAAAAGCGAAGTCAAACCGGATGCAATCATAGAGTTTCATTTAGATTCTGCTAGCCCACAAGCAAGTGGCGGGCATGTAATCATTAGCGATCGTTTCCCAGCTGATGACATTGACAAGGCATTAAGTAGTGCATTAGATAAAACAGTGGGTAAAATAAGAGGTGTGACACCTAGAGGGGATTTATTGAACGCTAACGTGTCTGCTGATCTTAATCTTAATTATCGTTTAATCGAATTAGGTTTTATCACATCTACGAAAGATTTAAACTACATTAAAAACAATTTAGACAGCTTCACGAAGCGGATTGCTGAAGCCATTAACGGCAGACAAATTGATGCGCCAAGTAGTAAGCCAAGCGCTGACAAAATAACATGGAATTGGAAAGGCGTATTTTATCCTAATCCAGAAAAAGCTATAAGAGTCAGAAAAACAGCTGGATTAACCGGCACAGTCGTTGAAGAAGATTCATGGCTATACACAAAAGATGATTGGGTAAAATTCGACCAAGTCATTAAAAAAGATGGCTACTGGTGGATTAGATTCAAATATCAACGTGAGGGCTCTAGTACTAACAATTTCTATTGTGCAGTGTGTAGAATTACTGATAAGGAACAAAAGATTAAAAATGAAAAATATTGGGGCACGATTGAGTGGGCTTAATAGGTTGTACCTATAAAAAGAAAAGAGGTAGGTTATTTTCTTCCTACCTCTAAAAATGATTATCTTTCTATTGTTATATGAGTTATATCTTTAGGACTAATCAGTCTATTTTTTACATTAGAATCTTGATCTCCTACCTTGCCATATACTTTTTCATCAGAAGGATCTTTACTATGGATAGTTACTTTATCACCGACTTTAACAATATGCTTTTCTTTTAATTTATCTACTAATTTTTTCCATGCATCATTTGCCTCTATTGTGTTTCCGTTTGGATTAACTCTTGTAATATCGACACGGTTAACGCTATCAGGACTAACGGTGCTGTTATTAGTATTACTAAGATTATCTAAGTTCGCAGTCCCAGAAATTTCGCTCTCTCCACCGTTTTTTAATTTATATTTTACTTTAATCGTTTCTTTGTCTGTTTTATCAATGATATTTGCGTCTTTTAAAGCGTCTCTTACATTTTTCCACAATTCGCTATCTGTTATTTCAGAAGCTTTTGCAACGTTATTAATACCATTATAATTTGAAGAAGAATGAAAACCTGAACCTACTGTTGTTAAAACTAAAGCACTTGCTATCAATGTTTTTGTTAATAGTTTTTTATTCATTTTATTTTCTCCTATAACTTATTTGCAATCGATTACAAAGTAATTTTAGAATTATTATTTATGTAAATCAATTAAATAATTATTAACAAATCCATAAAATTTTATCATTGAAATATAATAATTTTGAGCTAGAAATATTCGTCATTTATGCTATAATCGTTTTAGACACAGCAATGTGTTCAAATTTTCATCTATTCGTAAGTTAGCCTTCGGGCTGACTTTTTATTTCCATTATTCACATGTTAATCTTGTTGTTGTTTAGGCAGGTACTTCGGTACTTGCCTATTTTTTTATGCAAATTTTAAAAAACACTTGAATAATAAACGTTTGTTTAGTATAATTATATTTGTAGGTTAGTTGATGACTTACAAATTATGTGTAAGGAGGTGAAAAGCCTCATGCTAGACATAATAAAAACACTTCTAGAACATCAAGTATTGGCAGTACTGATAATTCCAGAAGTGTTAAAACAACTTAGAGAATGGCATCTCGGCTACTTAGACCGAAAGCCAAACAACAAAGATTAACATTATGCTTGGAGCCTGATGGCTCCTCCTTACACTTATATAATATAATATTATTTGGAGGTTTTCAATTATGACAGAACAAATGTATTTAATATTGTTTTTATTAAGCCTACCATTGTTATTATTTATCGGGAGAAAAACACATTTTTATTGTTTAGATAAAAAGAATGGACGTAGATAATATGAGTGATTATAAATTAAAAATAATTGAATTGATCAAAAGTGATATAACAGGTTACCAAATTCACAAACAAACTGGCGTAGCGCAATATGTAATTTCACAATTAAGGCAAGGAAAGCGCGAAGTAGATAACTTAACTTTAAATACAACTGAAAAACTATACAGTTACGCACGACAAGTGTTATAATATAAAAGCGAAATGGTCATTCTTGAAATGACTCGGTCGCTACTGGCACAGACCGTTTAAAGTGTCACCACAACATGAACTGAGAATTCATATGACGTTGCTGACGAGCGACAAAGCTCTGTGTTCCTGGATGGGAGTAAGTTTGTGTGGTGGTGCATAACAAGTCGCTGAAATATTTGCGACATAATAAAACATATTATCGGTTTTATTATGTGCTGCAGGCAAACCTTAACCACCCATACTAGTTACTGGGTGGTTGTTTATATATAACGCAAGTTAACCAAAACTAACTCTATCTAATAAAAAGTATGAAAAATTTATTCATATCTATCTAATAAAAAGTATGAAAAAT